TATGCCAGTCTCCGGTGTGCAATACTTTCAGCATCACATATCCTCCTTGAGCAGCTCCTTGATGATGTCGTCGAGCTTGCCGCGCCGCGCTGCATCCGCACGAGACTTCGCGCACTGAATATTCCTCATTTCATCTTCGGTCGGAACCTGCGCGTAGACCTTGTGGCCAGAGCTGATGCTGAACGAAATGTAGTCCAGCGCGAGCTTTGCGAGCTCGGTGCGGTCAGGGCTGCGGAACGTCCCAATAGGGTAGCAGATGCGCTCGGCGTTGGTGTAACGTCCGCCGCCGGAAATAAAGATGGTCGCCATGAGCTGTGCCTCGTGAGGGATTGTTTCAGTCTCCTTGACCTCAAACATTGCCACGTTGTCCGAATTGACGGCGACCATGCCGTCCTGCGAAAGAATCATCATAATCATTTCCTCCATGTATGGTTTCTCTGGCAGTCGCGGCAATAAGCCACTCCGCCGAAATGCTTGCGGCTGTACTCTGCTACGTCGAGGCCGACCTGCTTACCGCAGTCCGCGCAGAACTCGCTGTCGCCGTTCCGGCCCTGCTGTCGGTTACTCGGCGCGGGCTGCTGCTGGCGAGGCCGCTGCGCCGGTCTCTCGGGCTTCTGCTCCTGCTGGGGCTGCTCCTGTCCGACCTCAAAATCCGGCTCCGGCTGCACATAGCCGTCGTCGTCATCGTCCACATAGACCGTGTGGCTGGTTTTCGGGCGGCTGCCGTACAGGTCATTCGCCGCGCCAAACATGGACTTTACCGCCTCCTCACGGACGGTCGGATTGTCAAGGTTCGGGACGAGGTAAGCCACAACAAAGGGCTTTCCGAACTCCTCGATAAGGTAACTGGACTTAATCTGCATCGCGGTGCGGAGGGCGCGGTTGAGAGCCTTGCTCTCGCACATCTCGCTGCGGAACTTCATAAATTCTGCCCGCTGCTTCTCCGTCATCCCGGCCGTCACATCATCCACCGCAATTTCCTTATGGGCGACGATGGTGACGTTCTCGCCGGTGAGCTGCGGGACGCTGATTCGGACCTCATGCTTGACGTCCTTGTTGGGGCAGCCTCCGCAGCGAATCGGCTTTCCGATGCTGCGGTTGACCTCCGCGCACTTCTGGCAGGTGGACGGGACGACCGGGCGGCTGGAAAGAATCTTGATGCCTGCAGCTCGCATGAGCTTGGTGAGACCCTTTTTGGTGAGGGCGTACTTGGCCGGGGTCGCTTTGTGGACGTACCCCTTGCTGTCGCGCCACTCGTCCTTGGCTTTCTCCATCTCATAGATTTCGCCGTCATTGAGGTCGGTGCTGATTTTCACGGAGTTCATCACCGGCTTTTGGATGTCGGCAATCTCCGTCACGGTCTGCATCGGGACGAGGAGGTTGTACTGCGCGGGCGGGTACTGCTGCGCAATGGTGAGCGCAGCGTGTTTGTTTTGTTCGTTCATGGTTCACGCTCCTGTTGACTTTTGATGTGGAGCGAGATACAATAGGCTTGTCCGACAAGAGGGTCGCGCTTTCGAGCGCGGCTCTTTTTTTATGCCTGTGTATCCGGCTCCTGCTGTTCTGCCGCTGCTGCGGCCTCCTGCTCGTCCAGTTCCTTGAGCAACTGGGTGATGGTCTTGCCTGTCTCCTTGCGGCAGCAGGTCGAGCCCATACCGACGCGACGGGCAGCCGCGCTGCGCAGCTTGCGCGAGCATCTGCCGCAGAGGCAGAAAAGGTTCTGTTCAGCCATGTGGTTCACCTCCTTTCAGTGGTCCTTGAGCATCTTGAAGAATGCGTTGTTGATGACGTGGAACGCAAGCAGTGTGACGCCGAGCACGATAAGCCACTCGCCACCAAAGGCGAAGTATCCGCGCGCTGCGTAGCTGGCCGGAATGAGTGCCAGCGCGGCGATGAATCCGCAGATACCGGCCGATAGGACCTCTGCAATCCAGATGGCCGCAATGAGAATCGCTCTGTGAATCTTCCAGTCCATTTAGTGCTCCTTTCTCTTGAGGGCCTGCGCCGTCTCAATGACTGCGCGGCTGTATTTGCTACTGTGCTGGCCCTTGCTCCACGCTGATTTCATGCCGCTGTCGCCCATGTTGTAGGCCATGAGAGCCTTGTCCGGGTCGTCGTACTTTTGGAACGCCCGCCCGAGGATGTATAAGCCAGCCTCGATGTTCTGCTCCGGGTCCATCACATCCGTAATTCCGAGTTCTTCGTAGAGCCAGCGGTGATTGCAGATGTTAATCTGCATGAGGCCGAAGTCTCCGGTGTCGCTGACCGCATCCGGCTGGTAGCTGCTCTCCCGCTCGATGACGGCGATGGCGATTTCAAACGGGACGCCCTGCCGCTCCGCCTGCTCCCGGACGCACCGTTGCAGCTCGTCGCTCATGGGTACGTCGTAGAGGAGCTCCAGCTCCTGTTCGGCCTCTGGCTGCACCTCCATGTAGGCGAGCGTCACATATTCCGTTGCCGGTGCTGCCGCTGTCTGCTGTGCGAGGTTTGCTGCGGCCGTCGTCGCGCAGGAGTAAGCCGCAATAAGTGCGGTGACTGTGCAGAAAAACGCAACGGCCGCAATCTCCATCTTTCTTTTAAGCGCATCCATAATCAGGTGTGGCGGCTGCCGTGAGCGAGCCGACCGTCCTCCGTGCGACGCGGTTGAGGATTTCTTTGACCTCTCCGCTCGTCCGGGTCCGGCAGAAGTCGTCGCAAATCTTGATTCGGGTGTTCCCGATGGTGAAGTCCTCCACGACGTTCCCGCTCTGCTTCGCCTCCAACACTTTTTACACCTCCTGTTTTCCGAATTGCTTTCTGTAAATGAGCTTCAAGGTCTGAGCCTTGTTCGTTATCTCGTCGAGTACCTCGAGGTACTGCTCCATGCGCGGCTTTTCTTTCGCGTCGATGACGCCGTCGGCCGCGATGTCGATGATTCCGTCCTTGACCTCCGGTAACGACTTCATTGCCGAAATGAGCTGCAATGTGACCCGCTCGAGCTCTTCCAGCTCAATCGGCGAAATCGTCCCGATGCCGAGCGGGCAGAGGTGCGAGCAGAAATGGTTTTGCAGCTCCGGCGCGTTGTAGGTGTCCGACAGCATCAGGACCTCCTCCGGGTGCGGGTTGATGGTTCCGAGCTCGATGTTGGCGAGCCGTGTCCGGTCGATGCCGGTCACCTCTGACGCACCCTCTCTGCTGCCTAACCGGTCGTTCCACGATGCCGCTGCGATTCGTGCCTTGTAGAACACGTTATCTGCGGCTTTCGTTGCCATTTTAGGCATTTATCCCGTGCCTCCTTTCGGTTAAAATATTTACAAGGAAACGCCAAATGTTTGCTTTTGGCGTCATCATTTCGCATCAATGACGCGAAACGGGTCGCTTCGGGTTAAAAAAAAGGTCGTCGTAGGGATAGCCGAGGGCCTGCTTGATTTTCAGGCTCAGCTTGAGGGACGGATTCTTGTCTCCGCTCTCAATCTGTGCGTAGTGGCTCCGGCTCACGCCCAGTCGCTCGCTGAAAGTCTGCTGGGTATAGCCTGCGCCCTCTCGGAGCGTTTGCAGCTTTTTCCGCATTCCGCCTGTCTCCTCCTTTCTGTGTGACCCTTTTGGGGTCTTTCTGCGGTTTATTATAGTCCCTAATTGGGTCAAAGTCAAGTTTTTTTCAAAAATTTTTGCTATTTATGACGCAATTAGCGTCATTTGTCCCCGTGAGGGGATTTTTGTGATACAATATATAAGTCTTAGGGAGGTACGTCTGTATGGATAAGTTTTCTGAACGGTTGGTCGCGCTCCGCAAGGAGAAAGATTTGACGCAGGCCGAGTTTGCCCGCCTCTGCGGTAAGCAGCGCACTACGGTCTCCGGCTACGAGACCGAGGGCAAAGAGCCAGATTTCGCCCTGCTCTGCCAGATGGCGGACTATTTCGGGGTAACCACTGACTATCTGCTGGGCCGCGAGGATGAGCGCGCCCACGGTAACGAGGCGTTCCGTCAGGACAATGCAAACTTCAAGCGTAGATATGACGCCCTCTCGAAAGAGCTCCGCGCCGTCGTCTCCTCGACGTTCGATTCGGTCTATGTGCTGCTCTCTCGGTGTATGAACGCGCAGAACGCAGCAGAGCTGGCCCTGTACCGCGAGCTGTTCTCTGAGCTGCAAACCGGTCGCGGCGAGATAAAGAGCATCCTCGCTGATTGCGGGGGAGACCTGGCAGATGCTTTCCCGCAGATTATGGAGAAGCAGAACACGCTCAAGGCCAAAACCGCCTCTATTCTGGATAGCCTCTTGCAGGCTGACGTTGCGGCCTTAAAAGACAGCAACAAGTAACCTATTGGCCTGCGCTCCGGCGCGGGTCTTTTTGTTTGGAGGTCATCATGGAGCAGTATCTCATATACCTGCGCAAGTCTCGTTCCGACCTCGAGGCCGAAGCGCACGGCGAGGGCGAAACGCTCTCCCGGCACGAGCACACTCTGCTCGAGCTGGCGAAAAGGCAGCATCTCAACGTAACCGATATTTACCGTGAGGTCGTCTCTGGTGACACCATCGCTGCCCGCCCAATGATGCAACGGGTTCTCTCCGAGGTTGAGCAGGGCGTCTGGTCCGGCGTCCTCGTCATGGAGGTCGAGCGTCTGGCGCGCGGCGACACCATCGACCAAGGCATCATCGCGCAGACATTCAAGTTCTCTGGGACAAAAATAATAACTCCTATAAAAACGTATGACCCCGACAACGAGTTCGACGAGGAGTATTTTGAGTTCGGCTTGTTTATGAGCCGCCGCGAGTACAAAATCATCAACCGCCGGTTGCAGCGTGGTCGCCTCGCCTCCGCCAAAGAGGGCAAATGGCCGTCCGGTTTGGCTCCCTTTGGTTATCGTCGGGTAAAGCTCAAAAACGAAAAGGGCTGCTCACTCGAGCCCATCGAGGAGCAGGCCGCAATAGTCCGTATGATTTTCGACCTGTACACGGTCGGTTTGCAGGACGAGGATGGTTCCGCTCGCCCGCTGTCTCTGGGTTCAATCGCCACGAGGCTCAACGATATGCACATCCCGTCTCCGTCCGGTTCGCAATGGGCAAGAATCACCATTCGCGGAATCATCAAGAATCCGACGTACATCGGCATGGTGCGCTGGGGCAGCCGTGAGACGAAGAAGAAAGTAGTTGACGGCAAGGTCGTTTCTGTACGCGGTCCTGCCGACCCAGAGAAAGAGTGCATATTCAAAGGCATTCACCCTCCGCTCATTCCGAAAGAAACATTTGAGCTCGCAAACGATAAGCTCACCCGGAGTGAGAATACTTCCACGCACAAAGAAAAGGTTGTCCGGAATCCTCTGGCCGGTCTGCTCGTCTGCTCCGAGTGCGGCAGGCAGATGATGCGAATGATAAACCCTGTCCGTCCAGATATGCCGGTCGTGCGCTGTCCTCGTCGCGGCTGCCCGAATTGTTCGAGCTATCTTCCTATCGTCGAGGAGCGCGTCATACAGGGTCTCTCCGAGTGGATGAAAGGTTATGAGCTCGAGTGGAGCTCCGCTGCCGCGTCGTCCTCCGTGTCGTCGGTCGGCGTCCGGGAAAAAGCTCTCGCCAGCGCGGAGGCCGAGCTCCGCAAATTACAGCAGCAGCTCGAACGTACCCACGACTTCCTCGAGCAGGGCATCTACGACACAGACACCTTTCTGTCTCGCTCCCGAATGCTCTCCGACAAAATCGCTGCCGCAAAGGATAGTGTCGCCCGCTGCTCCCGTGAGTTGACCGAGGAGAAGCTCCGGGAGACCAGCCGCCGTGACATCATCCCTAAGGTTAAGAATTTGCTCGACGTGTACCCGCTGCTCGAAACGGCCGAGGAGAAAAATGCTCTCCTTAAAGAGGTGCTCGAAAAGGTCGTCTACCAGAAGCTAAACGAGAAGCGCAAAAAGAGCCCTGATGGCTTCACCATTGAAATATACCCGCGCATCCCAAAATCCGAAAAATGAAAAGAGAGGGCCGTTTCGGTCCTCTCTTTCTTATAGTTATCCTGTTTAGCCATACTCATAGGGACTGCCCACGATGTCACCCAAGATTGCTCCTAACATGGCTGTTTCCTCCCTTACCTATGATGCCGCTTCTGAAAATCAGCTTCGATTTGTTCTTTCCACTCTGCGCCGATGGACGCGCAGCAGGGTGCTTCCCGCATCCGGGAGACTGTCTCGCTGACAACGTGGTAGTTGACCGCCACGCCCTGTGCGTCATTCTCAAACCGCACCGCCCGGTCTGCCCCGATGCCGAAGCGGGCAGCTTCCTTCACGGTGTCCATGTTGGCACCGAGGAACAGGAACTCCCAGCCGTATTGCTCTTTTTCCCGCTCGATCATCCGGCGGATCTTCTCATAGCCAAACCGCTTGCTGGCGTTTTCCAAGCCGTCCGTGGTGATGACAAGGATGACCTTTTCGGCGCGCTCACTCTCCGGCAGATGGCGCTGAATGTTCACCATCTTCTCCACGCCGTAGCCAATGGCGTCCAGTAGCGCCGTACAGCCCCGGACGTAATAGTCCTTTTCGGTCAGCGGTGCAACAGCCTTCAGTGGGAAACGGTCGTGCAGCAGCTGCACCTCATGGTCGAACAGGATCGTGGTCACATTGGCCTCGCCCTCCTGCTCCTTCTGCCGGGTCAACATAGCATTGAACCCGCCGATGGTATCCTGTTCCAGCCCGCCCATGGAACCGCTGCGGTCCAGAATGAAAACAAGCTCGGTAAGATTTTTCTTCACAACAATGCCCTCCGTTTTGTGGTGTATCGCTTTCGTTGGCAAAAGGATACCACAAACCGGAGGGCAAAAGGTCAACGGGCAGGCGACAAATCACGCACCCAGCTGTTCCTGATCGTATTCAAACAGCAGCGTATTGACCTGATTGATGTTATAGATTTTGTGTTCCAGGCAGTACCGCACGATCCAGTCCCGCTTGGAGCCATCCGAAAAGGCATAGCCCGCACTCTTGAGCAGGTCGATGGTTTCATCTTCGGACAGGTGCAGCCCAACCGCAAAGGCCAGCACCGTTTTCTTTTTGGGGTTGTAGTCGCGATTGCACTGAATTTTGGAGAAATGCTGCCGGGAGATGTTGGACTGCTTGTACACGGTGGAGTCTTTCAGCCCCCGCTCGTCAATGAGCCGCAGCAGCCGGGTGGTGAAGCTCTCGCCAAGGTTGTCCATCAGGCTTTCCAGACTGCGGGCTGTCCTGGGTGCCGCGGCGGGTGCCGGAACTGCACCCAGCATCGGCACGGCGGCATCTTCTTCCAGAAGCCTCCGCCGCTCTGACAATTCCCTGCGCCGACGGCCAAATCCGTAGCTTTCATCGTTCTGTGCTACATAGTGGTCATCAATGTACTCCTCCACCGAGGCGAACAGCTTCCGGCTCACGGCCAGCGAGTCCCGGTCGTAAAGCACCAAATACACGGTCAGGTCGTGCTCCATGACGTACTGTGTGATGGTGTCCACCGCAGTGCGGAAGGCCTGTTCTTTGGGGTAGTCATAGTTCCCGCTGGACAGCAGCGGGAAAGCCACGCTTTCGCAGTGGTATTCTGCGGCTAATTCCAGCGCAGAATGGTACGCACCGGCCAATTGTTCTGCTTCGCCAAAGCCGCCGCCGTGCCACGCCGGGCAGACCGCATGGAAGATATACTTTGCGGGCAGCCCGAATGCCGGGGTACACACGGCTCTGCCCAAATCGCAGCGGCCGATGGCTTCGCAGGCGGCGGTCAGCTCCTGCTCCCCTGCCGCCTGATAGATGGCACGGCTGGTGC